GATACGATATTGTTGCCGGTTATGTTGAATATTATATCTATTCTGATACTATATCAACAAAATCTAATCTAACTAATTCCGGATTAAGAATTGCTCCAGATTCAATGATTTGCGTTACATCAGGTCTATTAGACGCAAAACGATCAATTATATTAAGTAATTTACATAAATGCATTAAACCTCTAAATCAACTAAGAATGATTGAGGATGCTAGTGTAATTTATAAAGTTTCAAGAGCTCCAGAAAGACGTATTTTTTATATTGATGTTGGTAATCTACCTAAAATGAAGGCAGAACAATATCTTAAAGATATTATGACCAAATATAAAAATAAAGTTGTTTATGATGCTACAACAGGTGAAATTAGAGATGATAGAAGATTCCTTTCTATGATGGATGATTTCTGGCTACCTAGACGCTCTGATAATAAATCAACAGAAATTACTACATTACCATCATCGGCTGCATTTGATGATATGTCGATGGTAGAATATTTCGAGAAAAAATTATATAAAGCTCTTAATGTTCCATTCTCTAGATTAGTTCAACCAGACAGCGCATTTGACGTTGGTACAAATCAAGTAATATCTAGAGACGAAATTAAATTTGATAAATTTATTCAAAGATTAAGAAATAAATTTACAGATGTTTTTGATCAAGCATTAAAAGTACAATGTCAGTTAAAAGGTATTTGTTCTGACGATGAATTTGATGTATATAAACAAGACTTTGATTATAATTTTGTTAGAGATAATAATTATGCGGAAATGAAAGATGCAGAATTATTACAAAATAGATTAAATTTATTGGCAGTTGTTGATCCATATAAAGGTGTTTATTATTCTCAAGAATGGATTCAGAAAAATATCCTTAAAATGGATGATGAAGAAATTGAAGAAATGCAAAAACAAATTGCACAAGAAATTAAAGATCAAATATATCCAGATCCAAAATCAATTAATGACCCAATGGCAGGGTTAGGCGATCCAGGCGGAGGTCCAGAAACAGACCCTAACGCTGATCCAGATGGTGATGGAATACCGAATAGCCAAGATGATAACGATCAAGATCCTTCTGTAGGTCGTTCAGATAAAAAACCAAATAAACAATCATCTACTGATAAAACAGCACAGAATCCGTACTATGACTAAAAAAATACATAAAGATTTACCTCAGGTATTAATTCTAAAAAGAACATATATACAGAGATTCCCTAATGGGCAACAAGTAGCTTTGTATCATTCAGAGCATTTAAATCAATTTATTACAGTTCCTTTAGATGGTTCTACTTTTTCTAATACAACAGAATCGGTATTAGAAAAATTAACTCAAATATCAGAGAATGATGATATAGGAACTATTATATTTAATGACTCTTCAGAATTAAATATAAATAAAGAATGCGCTGATGTAATTTTAAATTTCATCAACAATCATGAAGAATTAGCAGAACAATTACACGTTTCAGACAAAAGTTTCTTAGAAATTTTGGAACAGGCTGCTCAACTACAATCAACAGATTTATCGGAAGAATCTGGTCAACAACAGGAGTTAACAAACGATGAAATTGTTAAATGAGTTTACCGAAACAGAAGTTCTTGTAGAAGAAGCTAACGGTAAAAAGAATCATACGATTAAAGGTTATTTCATTCACTGTAATGAACAAAATAGAAACGGTAGAGTTTATGTAAAAGAACATATGCTACCTGAAGTAACAAGATATAAAAGAGATTATATTGATACTCGTAGATCTTTAGGTGAATTATCTCACCCAGAAGGACCACAAATCAATCCAGATAAAGTATCTCATCTTATTACTAAATTGGATTTTGATGATCACCGTTGCTACGGTGAAGCTAAAGTTTTAGATACACCTAATGGAAACATCGTAAAATCTTTTATTGATGCTGGCGTAAATTTTGGCGTATCAACAAGAGGATTGGGTTCTATCAAAGAATCTAATGGAATTAAATACGTCCAACCAGATTTTCGTTTAGTAACAGTTGATATTGTATTAGATCCATCAGGTAAAGACTGCTATGTTGAAGGTTTAATGGAAGGCAAAGAATGGATGTTTGTTGAAGGAAAAGGCTGGGTTGAACAATATTTACAAGAATCAAGAGATACTTTAAGAAAATTGTCAGCTAAAGAAGTTGAACCGATGGCTCTTAAAATCTTCGAAAACTTTTTAAGAAAACTTTAATACAAAATTTAATTTATATAAATAATTATTATAAAAATCTAATAGGAGATATTTGATGTCACAAGATAAAAATTTAAATCTTTCTGAAGCTGCAATGGATATTCTAAACGGCAACAGAAAAGACAAAGGCGCTAAACAAGATAAATTTGGCGAAGGCGAAAAATTACATGATACAGTTAATAAAACAACAGGTCATGATGTAGGAAATGCTGATTGGGAAAAATTGAGTGTTGAAGCTCCATCTGCAACTCCTCCAGGTCAAACACCACCTGTTGGCGCTGAACCAATGAAAAAATTAGCTCCACAACCAGCTGAAGCTTCTTCTAAAGTTGATACAAAAGTAAATCTTCATCCTAAAAAAGGTGTTAATGAAGAAGGCGAACCAGACGAAGATGAAGAAGAAGTAAACGAAGATATCGCAGCATTAATGGCTGGCGAAAACTTATCAGAAAGTTTTAAACGTAAAGCATCTGCTATTTTTGAAGCTGCTGTTAAATCTAAAGTTGGTGAATTAGCTGAAGAATTAGAAGCGCATTATGTTGCGCAATTCGAAGAAGCGTACGAAGATATGAAAGAAGATTTCACTGATAAAGTTGACGAATATTTAGATTACGTTACTGAATCTTGGATGGAAGAAAACAAATTAGCAGTTGAATCAGGTTTAAGAACTGAAATTGCAGAAGGCTTTATTGAGTCTTTGAAAACCGTATTCGAAGAACACTACATCGATATTCCTGAAGAAAAATTCGATGTAGTAGAAGAATTAGCTTCTAAAGTAGAGGCATTAGAAAAACAAGTTAATGAAGAAATGAATAAAAACATTAACTTGAAACAAAAATTGTCAGAACAAAAGAAAGTTGAAGCTCTTCACGCAGTATGTGAAGGATTAACATTATCTCAAGCTGAAAAAATTAAAACTATCGCAGAGAGCGTAGAATTTGTAAGCGAAAATGATTTTGTTACACAAATGGAAGATATTAAAGAATCTTATTTCTCAGCATCTACCGTTAAACCAGCTTCTATTGAATCTTTAAATGACGTTATTGACTTAAATGAAGAAGTAAAACCAGCAAAAAGAGTTGATCCAACAATCGCTGCTTATGCTTCACGTATTTCACAAACAATTTTAAAATAAAAATAAAAATTTAAGGAGTTTATCTAAATGGCTTTATTAAACGAAGAATTGCAAAATAAATGGAGTCCAGTATTGGATCATCCAGAATTGGCAAAAATTACTGATCCATACAAAAAAGCAGTTACTGCTATCGTATTGGAAAATCAACAAGCAGCGATGGATTCAGATCGCGAAACATTGATGGAAGGAACACCAACTAACGTAACTGGTGGTATTTCTAACTTCGATCCAATTTTAATTAGTTTAGTACGTCGTGCTTTACCTAATTTGATTGCTTATGACGTAGCTGGCGTTCAACCAATGACTGGTCCTACTGGATTAATCTTTGCTCTACGTTCACGTTATGGCGCTCAAGGTAACGGTACATTCCCTAATGGCGGCGGTACTGAAGCATTCTATAACGAAGCTAATACTATCTTCTCGGGTATTATCGGCACAGGTGGTTCAACTACTACAGGTCAAGCGAATTCAGCTGTTGGAACTTCTGGTCCATTAGCAAATTCATCTTTTGATACTGGACAAGCAATGACAACTGCTATGGGTGAAGTATTAGGCGATGGTGCTGGTACTGTATTCGGCGAAATGTCAATTTCAATTGAAAAAGTTACTGTTTCTGCTAGAACTCGTGCGTTGAAAGCTGAATACAGCTTAGAAATGGCTCAAGATTTGAAAGCAATCCATGGTTTAGATGCTGAAACTGAATTATCAAACGTTTTATCTACAGAAATTCTTGCTGAGATGAACCGCGAAGTAATTCGTACAATCTATACAGTTGCTAAAGCTGGTGCTCAATTCGGTACAGTTACTCCAGGCGTATTCGACTTAGATACAGACTCAAATGGTCGTTGGTCAGTTGAAAGATTCAAAGGTTTGATTTATCATATCGAAAGAGAAGCTAATCAAATCGCGAAAACAACTCGTAGAGGAAAAGGTAACATCTTAATCGTTTCTTCTGACGTTGCTTCTGCTCTAGCTATGGCTGGTGTATTACAATATACTCCTGCGTTATCTGCTGATTTACAAGTTGATGACACTGGTAATACATATGCTGGTTTGCTACATGGTCGTATCAAAGTTTATATTGATCCTTACTTCGGTGGTTCATACCAAAACGTTGAATTATGTACTGTTGGTTATAAAGGTACTAGTCCTTATGACTCTGGTTTATTCTACTGCCCATACGTTCCTTTACAAATGGTTCGTGCAGTTGATCCAGGTACTTTCCAACCAAAAATCGGCTTCAAAACTCGTTACGGTTTAGTAGCAAATCCATTCGCTGAAGGTACAACCCAAGGCCAAGGAAATATTACTCCACGTAGCAACAACTATTACAGAATCTTTGCTGTAAAAAACTTAATGTAATTTAGTTTTGTTTCACGGATGAAACAAAAAAGGGAGCTTCGGCTCCCTTTTTCTATTTGAAAGTTTAGAAAAAACTATCTAAACCAAAAGACGTGGATTTTTGATATTTACCTCCACTGGTATCTCGTAATCGTAACTCAGCATGATTTGTAGTTTCGCGAATATATTTTGTACATAAATCAGGAAACCTACGAACTAAATCATCAGCACTCTTATCAATACGGTCAAGAGTTCTTTCTACTTGCATTCCTCCATCTTCAGTATAATATTTCGAAATAACAGTAATATTATCTAATCTGGAAACTGAACCATCAAGAACATAATGTTGAAGAGTTCGCTCAAAATCTTCTTTATCACATAACTGAACCATACGATCTTGATGTTTATCGTTAATACAGCCCCACAGCGACCCAATGCAGTAATATAAACCAGTCTTAGGGGTATAACTCATAAAAAACGCATTCGACGCTGCATAGACTCCACAGAGCATATTTTCGTTCTCTTGCATGATATTATACATCGGTTCAAATACTTCTGCATTAATATCCTCAATTGGCTCCATTTTCTTTTCATCAGCAGGAGCTTTTCTCATAATACTTGATAAATCATCATCAAAGTTTACAACAAATTCCCCCGCATCATAATAATTTCTAATAAAGTTTCTAATTGGTCCCATACCAACAACGCCTACAACAATATTTTTATTGTAGATATTATCTTTTAATGATGTTTCGTAAGCAGTTTTTTCATCATCATTAGCAACAAAGATTGTTACTGTACTTGGATCTACATTATATTTCTCCAATACACTTAAAGTTTTATCTCTAAGCGTATCAGATCGTTTATACGAAGGAATTGCAATATTCAATTTCATAATTTACCTTAAAAAAAGTTATCTAAACTATTACCGAATCTACGGTCATATAAATCTTTGTGATACGATTCCAACCAACCTTTTCCTTGCGGTTGAGCTAACAAATAATCAATCCACTCATCAGATTCCCATAATCCAGGAG